TGCTCTTCCTTATTTAGAGTGTCCTCCTAGTAGAGAATATGATTATTATCAGGTTACAGCTAAACCTTTACCTATAATTGAAACTTCTAAATTGGGATGGTCATCTGAATTTTTAACAGACTGCGAAACTTTCTGTAAAGATCCTTATAATGAAAAATTTAGATATTTCCATTCTTTCTTTAATGACGTTGCTTTACCTATGGCATTGATATATAAGCATAGAAAATCTAATTTAAGTGATGGAATGAAAATGGCTGAAAGAATAGAAGCTTCCGATTGGAAAATAGCCTGTATAAATTGGATAAATAGAAGGCAAAAATAACACTTGCTTTTTTAGGCAAAATAAACGATAGTTGAGATATAACTTATAAAGGAGAACTTAATATGAAAAAGACCTTGAATTTTATTCTATCTGGAGCTTCAGTAAAAAGATTTCACACTGTTGAAACTCTTCATACTGAAACAGTAGGCCATCATTCTCATGGGGTGGCGATGCTTGTCTTACTATTAGATCCTGATGCGAGTAAGTCTTTATTGCAGGCTGCGTTGTTCCATGATCTCAGTGAACATATAACAGGAGACATACCCTCCCCTGCTAAACGCTCATATGGTATTTCTACCCAAGTCGATGATTTAGAGGAGCGTTTAATGTATGACGCAGGTATAGTTTTTCCTTTTTTAAGTAATTCTGAAAAACGAATTTTAAAATTAGCTGACATAGCCCATGGAGCTCTTTTTTGTATAAAAGAAATGGCGTTAGGTAACAGTACTATGAAATCTATATTTGACACTTACATGTCTTATGGGCGCAAGAAAATTTTAACAGGAAAAGAAATAGAAATATTTAACATGTTAGAGGAGATGAGCAGTGTACGCTAATAGCACTCAAATAGGAGGTACTCATTACAAAAGTATAGAAGGCGGTGAGGAACACTGGGATAGGGTTAATCGCCTAGGGTTAACTTACTTTCAAGCTTGCGCTACTAAATATATTGAAAGATGTTATTTGAAAGGTAAGCCAATAGAAGATTTAGAAAAAGCAAAACATTTTATTCAAAAATTAATTGAAATAGAAAAAGAGAAAGAATTTGAAGAAGATGCTTCAGCTGCATACGTTAACCAAGATCCTGATCTAAAGAGGCCAAGATGATGTCTACTTGGGTTTTTGACACTGAAACTTTACCTAATAGAACTTTATTTAGTGCAAAGTGTGTGGAAACTAAGGAAAGATTTGATATTTGGAGACATGAAGAAAATTCTGTAGGAACTCTTTTGAATTTTATTTCTACAGAAAATAAAACATTTGTCGGATTTAACTCTATATATTTTGACAGCGTCATTGTGTCAGCTTTTTGTGCAGGTAGAAAAGAAATAGAAATTAAACGTATAGCTGATGATTTAATTGTAAACAGAACGCCTTACTGGGAAGCCTATAAAAAATATTTATTAAGAAAATATATAAAAGACCACATTGATTTAATAGAAGTTGCGCCATCTTTTGTAGGTTTAAAAGCATATGGAGCCAGAATGCATATGGAAGTTTTACAAGATATGCCTTTAGCTCATAATGTAGTGGTTAGACCCGAACAAGAAGAAAGCATACTTAAATATTGCCACAATGATGTAGATACTACGGAAAGATTATTAGATAAATTAGAAGCTGAATTGATGTTGAGAGTAGACATGAGTAAAAAATATGGGGTAGATTTAAGAAGTAAATCCGACTCTCAAATGGCAGAACAAGCTTATATCAAAAGTATGAATCTTAAAAAGAAAGAAAATAAAATACCTAAAACTATAAAGTATACTCCTCCTGCGTTTTTAAAATTTAAAGATGCTAATTTACAAGAATTGTTAGATCGCATATCTAATCATATTTTTGAAATGAATTTTAAAACAGGACATGTTATATTACCAGAGTTTTTAGGTAAAGAAATAGTGTCTTATGGGGTAGGTAAATATCAATTAGGTGTGGGTGGTATACATTCGGTACATGATAAAAAGATTTGTTATGTAGCTGATAAAAAAGTCATGGGAGAAATAGATGCAGCTTCTTTCTATCCTTCAATTATACTTCAATGTGGTTTTATACCAGAAACTTTAGGTGAAGAGTTTGTTAAAGAGTACGAGAAAATATACACCCAGCGTCTTAAAGCCAAAGCTGAAGGTGATAAAACTACCTCAGAAACTTTAAAAATTAGTTTGAATGGAACCTTTGGCAAACTGGCTAGCAGGTACTCAGTGCTTTACTCTCCTGATCTCATGCTAGCTGTCACATTAACTGGCCAGTTAACCTTGTTGATGTTAATAGAAAAGTTAGAAAATGTTGGAGTAGAAACATTAAGCGCAAACACTGACGGTATAGCGGTTAGATATGAGGAGTATAAACAAGAAGATGTGGATTTAGTAATAAAAGAGTTTAGTGCTCTTTCTAAATTTGAATTTGAGTTTACACCATATCGAGTGTTAGCAATGAAAGATGTTAACAATTACATAGCGGTTAAGCCAGATAGGAGTTTAAAAGTGAAGGGTATCTATGCTCCTCTTAGTTTGCGTAAAAATCCTACTGCTCAGGTCTGTTCAGACGCTGTAGGAGCGTGGTTAGCTTTTGGAGTACCTTTGGGTGAGACAATTTACAATGCTCCCTTTAAAGACTTTATAAGTGCTAGGAACGTGACCGGAGGTGGTAAACAAGCAGGTAAATACTTAGGCAAAGTCGTCAGGTGGTACCAAAGTAAAGATTCTGTAGAACCTATACGATATTATACGAATGATAATAAAGTAGCCAAAAGTGATGGGGCCAGAGCCTGCATGACAGTTAGTGATTTTAAAACTCATCCCAAAGATTTAGATTATGATTGGTATTACAGAGAAGCTATTAAAATTGCGGTAGCGGTTGGGGCTTCTTCTTATTTGTCCACCCATGAATTAGGTTTAATTGCTCCTGCCCCAAAGAAAAGGAAGAAAAATGCAGCTTAACAGAACAGTGTTTGTAGTGCAGACAGATAACAATAAAGATTTGTCTGATGCTAAAAGATACGGCGATTTACTGGCCGTCTTTGGTAACCCTAGAAAACCTTATGACACTAAAAATATGATAGAAAAAGCTAGACGAGTTTTAGAAGAGTGGAAAGAAGGTGACTATCTCTTAATGTTAGGAGATCCAACCTTATGCGGAGTATGCATGGCCATAGCTTCAGAATATAGCGACAGTATAGATATATTAAGTTGGGATCGAAACACGTTCTCTTATATTCCTCAAAAATGGGAGTTTGAACAGTTAGAGTACGGAGACCAACTAGACCTAGATTTATAAAGGCAGATTGACACTGCCTCAAACCATAAAAGGAGAACAAAATGTCAAAAGAAGATAATAACTGGAAGAAAACTTTACGTAAAGGTAAACAAAAAATACCTCCTCGTATATGTATTTATGGGAGTCATGGTATAGGTAAATCTACTTTAGCTTCAGAGTTCCCATCTCCTATATTTATAAGTACAGAAGATGGACTTGACTCTTTAGATGTGGTCAGCTTTCCAAAAGCTACCACCATTATAGATGTGGTAGACTCCATAAAAACTTTAATAAAAGAAGAACATGAATTTAAAACAGTGGTAGTAGACACAGTAGATTGGCTTATAGAACCACTAATACAAAAAAGTGTTGAAGATTCTCATGACGCTAAAGAACTGGCCTACGGTAAAGGTCAGATGATGGTAGCAGAAGAGTTTAGAGAAATATTACAGGGTTTGGATCATCTTAGGCACAAGAAAAATATGAATGTGGTATTAGTAGCACATGCTTCTGTGACTAAATTTGAAGATCCACGAACAGAACCATATGATAGATATCAGCCTAAGTTGCCTAACAGGTGTAATGCTTTATTGCAAGAGTGGACTGATGTTTTAGCTTTTTGTGCATTTAAAGTTTTAATACGTAAAAGTGATGCAGGTTTTAACAACACTAAAAATAGAGGTGTTACTACCGGAGAAAGACTACTTCATTTTGTAGAAAATCCTGCGTATGTAGCAAAAAATAGATATCGCTGCCCAGAAGAAATAGAAATGAGTATTGAAAATATTAAAACTATCATACCCATAGCTGAATAAAGGAGATTTAAAATGGCTAAATTTGGATTTGATGTAGAAGAAGTTGAAGTAGACGAGCCTAGGGACTATAAACCTATTCCTGCAGGTGAGTACAAGCTACAAGCATTAGAAGCTGAAGAAAAAGAAACCGCTAAGAAAAATGGTACATATATAAAAGTTAAATTTGAGGTGGTAGATGGCTCTCATAGCGGAAGATATATTTGGAGTAATTTCAATATAAATAATCCTTCTGACGTAGCGCAGAGGATTGGCCGCCAGCAGGTTGTGGCATGGGCTACCGCATGCGGTAAACCCCAAGCTACAGATACTGATCAGTTATTAGAAAAAACATTTGACGCTACTGTAGATATCGAAAAAGGAACTGGTGGATATGAAGACAGTAACGTTATTAAAGCATTCTTGTTCAGCAAAAAGGCTACAAGTGTCAAAGCAGAGGTCAGGGATTCTACCTCTGCTGAGGAGGACTCTTCGGTGCCCGTGTCGAAGAGCGAATCCCCGAGTAATCCTTGGGACTGAATAAGACTAGGGAGGGGGAGTAGTATCCCCCTCTCGTTTTAAAGGAAATAATATGGCTGTGATACCCTCCATAGTAGGCGATCAAATAATAGATAAAATATTTACGGCGTACTCGGCAGAAGAAAAAAGTAAAAATACTAAATTGTATCTAGGCAGATTAGGATCTTCTTCTATAGGAGAAGAGTGTTTAAGAAAAATATGGTTTGATTGGAGAGGGTTTGATAGAGAAGAATTTGAAGGTAGGATACTTAGACTTTTTGGCACGGGACATTGGCAGGAAGATAGAGTAGTAGAAGATCTTAGAAGAGCAGGGTTTAATGTTTGGGACAAACAAGAAAATGGTAACCAGTATGAATATATTGATAAGACTGGCCATTTTATAACTAAATTAGATGGCGTTATTAAAAACATTCCTGGAAATAAAACAGCTCATCTTTTAGAAATAAAAACTCATAATAAAAACAGTTTCTCTGCTTTATATAAACATGGTGTTGCGAAGAGTAAACCTTCTCATTATTCTCAAGTTCAAATAAGCATGAAACTTCAAAATATAAAATCTTGTGTTTATGTAGCTGTGTGTAAAGATGATGAAAAAATGTATTGTGAAATAATTGACAGCGACAAAATAGAACAAGAAAAACTCATAAAGAAAATAAACTCACTTGTTAAAGCTACTATAACTCCCGCAGGTATAAGTGATAATGCTAGTAGTTTTGGGTGTAAGTTTTGCACGTTTAAAGCTGTTTGTGTTAAAGAAAAAGAACCTTTAAAAAATTGTAGAACTTGTAGAATGTGTTCTCCTGTAAAAGATGGAAAATGGTTATGTGAGTTGAATAATTATACTCTAAATTTAGATGAGCAAAGAAAAGGATGTAAAGAACATGAGTTTATATAGGAGTATAAAATGATAACCATAGGTATAGATCCTGGATTGTCTGGAGCAGTTGCTTTTTTAGAAAACGGTAAATATAAACATGTTGAAGATATGCCTATAATAGCTAAAGGGTATGGCTCAGTTAAAAATGAAGTAAATGCAAGTGCACTTGTAACTTTATTAAGAAAACATGCTCCGGCTGATGAAGGTATATTAGTGGCATTAGAAAGAGTGAATGCTATGCCAGGACAGGGAGTTTCTTCAGTGTTTAGTTTAGGAGATAGTTTTGGAAGTGCTCGAGCCTGTATAGC